CAGGTCGTGCTCGATGTAGAGCGTCCGCCGTCCGACCTCGGTCAGAAGGCAGCGGTGCATGGCCGTCTCGATGCGCCCGGCGAGCGGCCCGATGCAGTTCTGAACCAGGGAACGGGCCTCTTGCTCGACATTGGAATAAGTTCCCCGGTCAAGTATGCCGACCGACGTCGGAGGACAGTTGAAGATGCGGGCGACGTCCTCGTTCGCGAGCTTGCGCGAAGCGAGAAGCTCCGCGTCCTCCGGCGAGAACGACAGGCGCTCGAACTTTGCCCCGCCGTCCACAACCATGAGCCTGCCGGCGTTTTCACTGCCAGCATATTTCTCTGCCGCCGAAGTCCGGAACGTATCTCGCTGGTCGCTCGTAAGCCGTTCCGCGAAGGACACGAGACCGGACGGTCTCATCCCATTGCGTGGGCGATAATTCGGGTTTGGGAAGCGTATGGGAAACAGTGGCATGGCGTCGTACCTAGAAGTCAGCCGCCACGACAGCGCGTCGGCGGTCGCATTGTGTGCGAGAGCGAGCGAGAGAGCGCCTCGTGCAATGGTTATGGCGCTTAACCCGAGCAACCCGTCGCGGCTTGGTCCGCGAACGTGGAGGACTTCGTCCGCAAGCAAGGTCTCGGGTCGGCCCTCATGATAAAGCTTGTAGCGCAGCCGCCCGGAGCCGAGCTGCTCGACCATGACATCGGACGGCACAAGCGGCCAGAGCGCGACCACCTGCCCGCGAGCGTTCCTCTCGACACGCGCGAACGCATTGCCGCTGAGGTCGAGGCAGCGGACCATCAGCTCGCGGAACTCATAGGCCGACTGCGCTGGGTTCGCGATGTCATGGAGAACCCCGTAGAGGGTGTTGTCGTCTGCCCGCTCGCGTCCGCCGTCTGCCGTGCGCCGGAAGAGGTGAAGCGGTACACCCGCGAGCATTTCGGAGCGGAGCGCAACGCATCGGACGGCCACCGAGAGGTTCGACAGCACGTTGTCCGCCGTCGCCGAGCCGACCGAGCGCATCATGGCGAAGTCGGCCCAGTAGGGGTCGGGCGCTCTGCGCACCTCGCGCCGTCTCAGGAGGTCGAGGAACCCCATCTCAGCCCCTCAGGGTTTCGAGGTAGCGGCGAGCGAGAACGAGCCTCACGGGGCTCGCCGCCAGGGGCCGGGAACGGGCATTGACGACGGTGCCCTCGTAGGCCGGCCAAGCGGACACGACCGAGACCTCGTGGAGGACGACATCGCGCAGCGTGCGGACCTCGCCGCTCCAACTCTCGCCGCCCTTGCCGACCGAGAAGCCGAACGACATGCCGCCGGCGTCGTTGCGCTCGACCAGGGCGAGGATGTCGTTCCCGAACGTGGTGTTCGGAACATCAAGGTCGAACGCGAGGCCCGTCGTGTCCTCCACGAGGCGAAGGGTCTTCGAGCGGGTCCGCGCCAGCACGCGGTGCACATCATGGTCGCAAAGGGCGAGGATGTCGCGGCCGCCGAGCGAGCCCTTGAACGCGCCCGGCGCGATGCTCTCGCGGAACTCACCGATGTCCGCGACCGTGTTGAAGAGCGCCGCATAGCCTTCGAGCCGACGGCCCTTGGCGCGGACTTCGAGCGGAGCGGTCCGGCGTTCGTGAGGGGACATTAGCCGCGACCTAGCTCCGCCTCAGTGGCGGCCGGCCCCGCGGCCGAACCGCGGCTTCGGTCTCGACGACGTTCGGGTCGCCCATGCGCCGGTCGGCCGACGGCACGGGTCCGGGGTCTTCGTTGACCGGCTCCCGGTCCGGCGGGAAGCGGTTCGCCGCGACCGGGTCCTCGGGCAGGACGCGACCGTCCTCTTGAACGATGAGCTTGAACTCTTCCATGGCGGTCTCCTCTCGCGCGTCAGGGTTTCGGTTTAGCCACGCGGCTAAACCGGCTGTCAGACCGTGATGATGTCGGCCTGCTTCGCGAAGCTCTCGGGATGCCGGAGCTTGATGTCGGCCGTGAGCATCCCGCGGATTTGCACGTTCCCCTTCGTGTAGGCCGTCGTCTCGTAGGGGTTCACGAGCAAGTCGAAGGCGCTCCAGTAGCCGATGAGCAGCTGGGTCCAGTCGCCGAAGATGAGCGCCGAGAGGGTAGCCCCGCTGGTGCCCTTCACGATGTTCGAGGGCACGTTGGCCGACACCGCGAGCGGATAACCCGCCAGCGTCCCCGCTCCCGGCTCCGCGACGATGAAGCTCGACGAGGTGTCGGCCGCGCTCATCAACGTCGTCGCCGCCTTCGCGACCACCTTGCTGTTCGTCAGGAAGCCGAGCGAGCCCGAGAGGGCGTTCGCTGCGCCGACTGCGGCGATGAGCGCGACGACGTTCGGATAGGTGGGCGCGAGGCCGTTCGGCCCGCCAGCCACGTCGAGCACGCCACTTGTCGCGAGGATGCCTGTTGGCTGGTTCGTTCCGCCGCCTTGGATTGCCGCCGCGTCCAGGGCCGAGGCGAGCACTGCGCGAAGTCGTCGCGAAGGATGTCCTCGATGTCGGGCGAGGACTGAAGGAGCATGTTGCGCGAAACCTCCGTCAGCACGCCCACATGCTTCGGCGTCAGCGACACCTTGTCGAACTGCGGGTCCGAGACCGTGATTGCTTGGTTTTCCGCCACCCAATAGGCGGTTCCGCTGGCCTTCAGCCGCGGGATGTCGACGTTGCCGACAAGGCCGCTCAGCACCCGCGCGCCGAGACGGCGCACCGCCATCGTTTCACGAAGGCGGTCGATGAACTGGTCCCCTCGCCAGTCTGTCGCGATGACGTTCGCGCCCGGTCCGCCGGCTGGGGTGACCGTGGTCACGATGCGCTTCTCGAAGACCTTTGTCGGGACGAGCATTCCCTGAGACGGCCGGCCCGCACGCCGTTCCAGCTCGCGCGAAACCTCGCGCTCGCGGCCGGCGTCGACGTTCAAGCCGGGTATCTGTGAGGCGATGGCGCGGACGATCGAGAACTCGCGACACTCTGTCTCGAAGTTCTCGTCCCGGACCCTATCGAGAGAGACCACCTTGCCGGTCTCGCGGCGTTCGACATCCGCGAGGAACTCCGCGTTGCGGATGCGGCCTTCGAGCTTCTCGACCTCAGCCTTGCCGGTATCGAACGCAGCCTGCTCCTGGTCGGAGAGGTCGCGGTTCTCGCTCGCGGCCTTGGAGACAACGGCGCGGATGGCGTCAACTTGCGACGCACGCGCCTCCCGTAACGACGCAAGTGTCATGTTGGTTTTCCTTTCGAGGTTGAACGTGGCGGCCGACCGCGTCGGCGTCCCGGTTTAGCGGGCTTTGAGGGCGGGTCGGACGGCGGCCCCTCCGGAGGAGAGGAAGAGGCATTCTGATGAGGCTGAGCGAGGCTAGCTTGCTCAATGGCCCGAGCTTTCTCAAAGCCCCTGCGGAGCTGCTCATTCGCCCACTGGATTTCGCGGTCGTCCTTGGTCGCGTTGATTGCCTCAGCAATTCTGCGGATGTCGGCAATGAGAGCGCGATGGCGCCTAGTCGTCTCCTCGGGCAGAGCATTCACGTAGTGTATGCTCCGGAGCAGCTCGTTACGGAGCTTCACCTTCGGGTCGGTCCAAGCTTCCTCCAGCGTCGGCGGCAGGTGCCCCATTGCGGCGAGCCGGTCGAAAGCCCTCTCCACGATTTGCTCAACCTGCACGACAATGACGATGTCACCTCGGACGCCAGGGTTCGCTTCCCATGGCTGGTTATCCGCATTGCTGAACCACTCCCCGCCGCGCCGCGCGAGAAAGAGCATGTTCGCGTTTTCGTCGGTAACCAGCCAGCGAGGCTCATCGCCAAATAGAGAGGAGTAGCGCGTGCGGAGAACCTTTTGCGCGGTCTGAAAAGCCTCGGAGGCCGACATTCCGAGTTCGACAAGCGGTTTGGTTATTGCGAGAGCCGCCACGTCCCCCCAGGAGAACTCCATCCATCCGTTGGTCTGCTCGGCCGTTGGTCCAACGCCCTGCCGGTCGACCCACTGGCGCACAGCTTTGTATGTTGCGCCGATTGCGATGGATGCTTCGGATAGCCTTATTCGCTTCGGTCGAGGTGCCTCGAACATCTCGTTGCCCCACCTGTCGAAAGGACACTGCTACAGGTGAGGATGATTTGCAAGCCCCTCCGCCTTAAATTGCCTCGCATATCAGGCTGTGCTCACCCGGCGTGGCCTTTGGTCTGAACCTTCTTCAGCACAGCACGAGCTATCTTCTCGGCCCTGCGTGCCCCGCGGCTGGCGATAACGGCCGCGATATCCTCGACGCTGTTCTTGTCGAGGTTGAAGAG